AAGTTGCCTTTTGCTATACAAGTAGGTGGTCAGTGGATTCAGTATCAAAGAATAGAGCCATACAACATGGTGTTATCCCAAATATCTGCGATGTCTGAACTCGACTCAGAAGACGATTTATCAGAAGCATCATGGAACGTAGCCACTACTCTCGGTGAAAACCTAGTGAGTCAGTCTTATATGTCAGGATTGGCAGACGTTCTTTCCATGCTTAACGAGCCAGAAAGATACAGCCGAAACTGGTTTCAGCGTATGGCTGCTAGTGGCGTTCCTTTTAGTTCTGCCCTTAGAGGCGTGGCTCAACTGGTTGACCCAACGTATCGTAGGGGTGAGGGTATAATAGACAGGTTTCAGGTTGGGCTTCCGGGTCTTTCACAAAGAGTTGCTCCTGTATTGTCAGCCTTTGGTGAAGAAGCACAAAGACCTACTGGTCCTGCTACGCTGTTTGGTCTCTCTCCTATTCAGGTTTCTCCAGAAAGACAATCAGCCGTTGACGCAGAACTTGAAAGAGTTGGCGTAGAAGTTGGATTAACAGGAGACACGATAGGTGGAGAAGAACTACCTCAAGAATTACGCCTGCAATATCAGAGACTGGCAGGGCAGGAAACACTAAGAAGGCTTGAACTTCTTTTCAGTAATCCGGGGTATGTACGAGCACCAGACCTTCAGAAAGAAACATTGATAAGGCGGGCAGTTAGCAGGTCTAGAGAACTGGCTCGCAACCAGATTGAGAGAATGATGAGACAGGCAACTCCTGTGGGGTAGTGTTGACAACATCCCCTATTAAATATTATATTACGCGTGAAAGCAATATTCGGTTAGGGCAATTATGACCCTTAACCCAATAGGAGGCACTAATGACAACGGACAATACTGAGCAGACTACGGCAGAAGCCACGGAAACAGTAGCAGTTGCAGAACAGGAAGCAACTCAAGGCACAGAAAACGCTTCTACCCCTGAAAAGTCAGCTAGGGAAGTTGAGTTAGAGGCACAGCTTGCAGAGCTTGAACAGCGGGCTAAGAGTGCAGAGGGCAGACTAAAGGCACGGGATACATCCCCTACCCTTCAGGCTGAAGTATCTGAGTTACGTGCTGAGATGAAAAGGGATAGACGGGAACGTCAGCGTAGAGAAGCAGATGAGGCAGACCTAACGCCTATGGAAAGGCAACAGACCCTTAATCGCATCAATGAAGAAGAACGAACTGACGCAGAGCGAGATCGTGTTTACACTTATGCAGAACGACTCGCAAGCCGAATCAATCCCAGACTCGCATCAGTTGGACTTACTCAGGATAATCCTAAAGTACAGGAAGCATTGAATAAGTGGAACGCTGCTGTTTCTATAGATGACTTCGAGAATGTTTATGACGAACTCGATGACCTAATTGAAGCAGAGCGTGTATCACAGACCAGTGCAAAAGTAGAAGAAGCTCGTAAAGAGGCTCAGGAAATAAGACAGCAGTATAACCAAGAGAACAATACTCTGGATGTAGGTGCTACCAATGCAGGAGTCGGGCAATCCGGTGGAATGTCTGACCAAGGTACATGGGAAGCATACGGAAGGGGCGAAATTCCTTGGAGCAAACGTGTGGGTGACGCAGCTAAAAATCTTGGATATCTTAGTTGACTGATCCTAGTAACAACTTTGTTTAAGGAGAAACAAAATGGCACAATCATCCGTTGGTAAGATTAGAATTTTTGATGACTTTATTGGATTTGAGATACCGGTAGCTAGTACGGCAGCACCAGCAAGCGCACCATACTTTACACCAGGTGGTCTTAGAGTAGTTGGACAGGGCTTGGCTGAGACTGATTCCGGCGTTGTTGGACTTGACTCTGATGGAATCAGTGGTGTCGTGCAGTTAACAACGACTGACGAAGCACAACACTCTGCTGGATTTACGACAAATGCTTGTTTCGACATGGCATTAAGTGGTGGTGTTTCGATTGAAGCTCGTGTTAGGTTTAATAACCTTGACACTAAAGAAGCATACTTCGGACTCACAGATGTAGTGACTGATGGAGTTGGTATCCTTGAAGGTGAACAACTAACAGGGGCAACCACAACCCTAACGCTCACAGCATCAGACCTCTGTGGATTCTATTTGTCCGCAGAACTAACAGACGATGAGGACTGGCACGGAGTCTACAATGGTGGAACAACCACAGGCGAAACCACCTCAACTAACGTAGACCTAGACGCAGATGCTACGGCAGGTGAGTTCCAAGTTCTTAGACTAGAGGTTGAGAGCAATGGAACAGCACGCTGGTATGTAGATGGAGACTTAAAGCAGACTGTAACAGGTGCTGTGTCAACAAGCACAGACCTTGCTGTACTGCTCATGGTTGAAGCTAAAGGTGCTGCGATAGAAGCGATGGATGTAGACTACGTTCTCATAGAGACTAATAGAGACTGGACAGCATAGTAAACACTTTTGATAAGGAGGTCATCTAATGGCCGCAGGAAATACAACAACTGGATCATTAGCAGATAGTTTAGATACTATTCAAGCTGCTGCTAGATCACGAAGACAATTTGACGGCGTAGTTCCTCAACTCGTAGATCGTGTTGAGTTAGACGCTAATACAGGTACAACCTGGAGGGAAATCCTACTTGCTAATCTGACTGCACAAGCAGTAACAGAGAATACAGTATTGGACAACCCACAGCAGTACGATGATTCTGCAATCACCATCACACCAGAAATGGTGCAGATACAGACTTTCATCACAGACAAGAGCCGAAGGAATATTAACAGTAGAGTTCTTGCTAAGATGGGAGCCATGCCTGGTGAGGCAATGATGAGAAAGAAGGATCAGGATGGCTTAACAGCTATGGATGCTTCTACTCAGTTAGGTGCAGCAGGAACCCCGGTACAGACAGGGGATGTGGCTTCAGCAAGATATAGAATTACTTCTAATGCAACAGAGCCAGGACCCATGCCGATATCCGGTGTGTTCCACGGATTCTGCATCAAAGACTTCTACGATGAACTCGTAGGGGGTACAGGAACATATCCAGTACCAGATGGTGCTACGGCAACTGTGTTCCAGAGTGGCTTTAACTTGCCTATTGCAAACGTGAGTATCTTTGAGGATGGCAACATCAGCATTGACGGCTCAGATGACGCAAAGAACTTTGTGTTCTCCAAGTCTGCATGGGTATTGGTTGAGGGCATGACGATCAGGACAGAGACTAGGCGTGAGCCACACATAGGTGGTGGTGGAGACAGCTTATTCCTTACGGATGAGTACGCTTATGGTCTACGTTCTTCTAACTGGACATTTGAGATTATAGGAGACGCAAGCGCTCCTGCATAGGATGTTATGGCTAACGCAGTAACAGACGAGTTAGACGCAGGGGTTGTCCGATTCAGGACAGCCTCTGCCTCTGGCGTAGATGAAATAACAAGACTCGTTTCAGATGACGAGATGTGTTTTTCATTAAGAGAGATAAATAAACCCTCTGGTAAAAAGGGTATGCACAGGTTTCAGGAGTTAAGAGTTGTCCGTTACGACAAACTTGTCACGGCGTATGTGGACTTAGGTCCTTCATATATGTTTAAGGCAGACCCGATCTTCATACCTGGGGGTCAGGTTGTTAATGGTCGTGGGGAAGCGTGGCATACAGTTGCAGAATTACGAGAGATAGCCGAAGAATTTAGAGGCAGACCAGTACACAGATATTTTGAGTTGTCTGATTTACAGTCTGCGTTTCACAACAAGATTGAGGAGCGAAAAAGAAAACGTAAGAATCAATCAACTTTTGGTAGGTTAAGTCAATTAGTGAGGAGTGACGTATGACAACGAGTAACGATACAGCTTGGGAACAGGCGATAGCAGAAAAGAGTGAGGAAGAAGTTCCTACTAGTGGTATGCAGGAAGGTGAAATTCTTTCCAATAGTTCTGACGAGTTCACAACTCGTTTACGATCTTTAAGACACAAAGGGTATGTTCCATACTGGAACGCTAAGACAGGGGATTATAACGAGTGTCCTAAATATCTACAGTGGCAGATAGGTGATATTAAGAATCCTGATGGATCTACGATGTATACCTTTTCCAATCCCAACATTGCCCCTGATTACGGAATGGATTTATTCTGTCCACTAAACCCATCATCACCGGAGTATTACATTGTTGCAGCAATGGGGTTTCCTCCATGCAAAAAGCAACATATTCCTCACGAAGATGGGGTTAACTCACATCTTCAGAAGTCACACAAGAGGGCTTATGAGGCATTGAGTAGAGACAGGGAACAGACTGAAAGAGAAGAAGACAGAGAACTGCAACAACAAATGCTGCAAAGTAACCAGGAGTTAATTCAGACTCTAGCCGGACAAGTAGCTACACAGAACACCTCTGTTGCAGTAGAAGAAAAACCAGAGACAGTGATAGATGCTGTATGTGATAAATGTGGTCGAGACTTTACAAAGTCCACAAGACAAGGTACATTAGCAGCATTACGTGGGCATAAAGCCCACTGTAAACAATAAATCAAGTGCGTTCTACGCTAAGGAGGCTTAGATATGGCAGGAAGAAATCCATCCCCAAAACACGTTGTTAAACCGAGTGCTACTACTGCGGATACATCAAGTCGCAGTATTCCTCGTGATGTAACTCAGGTATCTGTTTTAGCAGTAACCAATGATGCAAATGACTGGATTACGCTTCCAAATTTAGTAAGCGTACCAGAGGGTCATCGCATTACCATTTTGTGTAATGCAGGCGGTAACTTTGAGTTGCGAACCCCGGCTGGAAGTGCAGAAGAAATCAATAGTGAGAACTGTGACGGCACTAAAGAATATCTTTGTACCGATACACAGGTACTTTATGTTACAAAAATCAGTAATACGATTGGCTGGGAAGCTAATGCCTATACAGCTATTGGAGCTGTAGCAACAGCAGTAGTTCCTGACTAATAGATAATATGTCAATAGGAGGAAATCATGGCAACACAAGCACAAATAAAGGCTTATAAAA